CGCTCCTTCCGCATGCCCTTCTCCATAATCCGGCATTCCTGCCGAATCGGAGGTACAACCCGACACTCTTAGACCATCCACGGCCCAGTGTTGCGCCAAGTTGCAACTACACGCGTTCCCACTCTCGGACTAAGCTTCTCACCAGATGCTTTGTACGGAGTGTACGGCTCAGGGACTACACCACCGGAATAGCCGAGACGTTTCAGCCTCGACCTCAACCCCGGAGGTAACATCTCCTCGAGCTCAACCTTTCGGTAAGAGCGGAGGTAATGCCACACGAGATTGCGGATGTCATCACTGACGGGTGCGGGTCGGTTTTCCACCGACCATACGGTTGCCCTGTATCCCAGCGCGATTGGAACCTTGAGTTTCGGTAGGATTACCTCCCGAGGGAGGAATTCGTTCCTAATCTCCAAGGTGTCCTTAGACCACCTCCAGCGAGGAGGATAGTCCTTCCAACGGCGCTCTTTGAGCCCATCACGGACACAACTTGGCCGTGCCACGTCGAAGTCCTTGATCAGACCGTCATTTTCTTCCCCAAGAGGGATAGCAGATTGACGGGCTGCCTTGGGCAACTTCGTGTACAGCCACTCCCAGACCGGTTGTAACCGGCCGTCGAGTCCCCAGCTACCATTGTGTGCCCACCTTTTGATGTTATTCATAAGGAGGATCACTGTGGTAGCGGAATCCAGGGGTGTGTCCACGTAGAACGGTGTAACGACCTTACCATCGAGGTAATGTCCACCACACGACTCCCGAAACTTATGGGGGCTTTCACCCCAGAATGACTTATCCATGTTAAGTCGGAAGCCGGCGTACGACATGACCCGTCGAAAGAGGCTGATCGCCCCTACCGGCAGGACAATGTCGTCTCCATATACACTCACCTCGGGAGGTATCCCAAGCACAACACACACTGCCCAAGCTAGGCAGTAGAACAGGAGAGTTTCCAGTTCGAAAGTACTGCCATTTCCCATGGCAGAGAACATTTCCCACTCTCGGAGTGTGCCGTCAACCATTCCATGCGTCGTTCGGATGGCATCCAGCAACCTATACCAGGTTGGGTCGAAGCTTGAGTGATCCATGGCGGGGTGATCCCCTACCATAAACCACACGAGCCCGCACGTTAAGCTATTGCTAGCGTTCCGCACATCGACCGTTGCCATGCGTCCATCTATGGACGCTTCTCGAGCCAGACGTTGGTTGATCCTCTGATCGTTCAGCACGATCCCAGCTTTCAAAAGCTGAGTCCTTATGCAGTATCCCGTGGCCAGTTGGAGCATCACGCTCATCCCCGGCTGTATGAGGATTACACGACCAGTTTTAGCGTTCTTGGGAACAACGCTACAGCAGTCATACTCCCTAACGTATAGGAGTTGCGACCAATCTAAACAGCTGTCAAGCTCCATCGCCCACATGGGGCAACTTCGCAAGACTTCCACTGCCAACTGGTACGCGGCTGCTGTGACATGGGAGCGTTCCGTCAGCTTTTTGACGAGCAATAGGTCTCCCTTATGCTCGGCCGTCGCTTTCGGTCCGAACCGCAGTCCTTCTCTGAACAGGTCCCAGTCGAAACGACCCAGAATCTTCGACGCTTTCCGTGCCGCAAGACGAAGAACCTTGCGGACGCGTGCACTTGCACGTGTCGGAGACGAGAGTCGGTCGTTTGTAGACCTGTTGGCTACCTCGGCCTCATCCAATGAGTCGAGAGCAGCACGCTCAGTATCGATCCCAAGCTCCCAACCCGGGTACTTCCGCAGGACCTCCTTCAAGAGGTACTTTTCGCGGAAATCGGGTCCGTTTATGGATGGGAATTCCTGCTCTACGACCCTCCAAGGGTCACTGACTAGGGGCTGATTAAGCGCCCTAGCCAGTCTGTTATAGAGCTCCAAGGGATCGATTGGGCTACGAAGCCGGTCAGTAAGACCAGGTATATGACGTTTCTTATCCATAGAGGTAAACCTCGTATGAGATGAAAGATACAGAACGGGCATCTCTGCCCGCCCCGCCGACTACCACTCAGTGGACAGCCGGAAGCGTGGTTTTCTTGGGCTTGCGCCCTAGTACACCATCGCTCCATCTTCCACGTAGCCACGGATGATCGCGTTGTTCATGGCGTTAGCCGTGAGCGTCACCAAGTTATCGACCGCCTGGGAGTCCCAGGCCACCGGAACGAGGAACTCAACGCGAGCCAGCCCGTAATCCGCTACGGCGTCGACATCGACGCCTTCAATCGACTTCGTCACAACCCGGTTCAACCGGAGGTTGATCGGAACGCGACGGACACGGTCGTTCTCCTTCATCGAGATGGAGAGGGTACCACGGCCCGGAGGGAAGGTCTCGGTGGTGTCGTCTCGATAGAGCGCGACACCGTCCTTGATCCCCTTGGGCTCATAGGTACGTTCGACCGGGGTGCTCTCGCCGTCATATATGGCGATGGGTGCATTGCTGGGCATGGTAGCCCTCCAAGTCCACCTAAGGACTAGTATATTTCGGTTTGAAGTTACTCATCGATCCCCGGTCACCGTCCAGGTCCCCTTAAATGAGACACCCTTCCAGGCCGAAGTACGCTATCCAGTAAAGCGATAGCGTCAATGAGGCGATAGCCAAGGAGCTTATCGATTATATCCGCTTCGACCTGAAGCGTGGGAATTGGCGCAGATTCCTTCCAGCGCCTGAACCAAACCTGGTCCGTTCCCAGATGCTCCTCACGGGTTAAACTATCCTCAACGATCACGGATCTGCCGTCAAGCATGACCGGCTCCCGCTGCGTTGAGAACTCCCGTGCAATCACCGTCTGGCTAATAGACCCATCAAGGTAGTCTAACCCTGACTGAGCCGTCCACCCTTCGAGGAAAGTGGACACCCTTAAAAACCAATCGACAACGAACGAAAACGGCATCAGTTCCCATGCTAGAAGCACTGGGTCCATCACACCGAGATCAACGAGTCGAAAGTAGGTGTCAGTCCTACACCGGTAATCATACCGGGCCTTCACCCGCATGCTGCACTCCCCCCTTCTCCTTTCGGAGAGCTGGAGGTCATTCAGCTTCGGTGGAAGGTACACCTCCTCGTAGGAATCGTGGGATTCCCTCTTGTCGTTCTTCACGACATAGAGCCACACCCTGTCGTATCGTCCATTGCATAGGCGGTCCCAAGCTGTAGACACCGCGAAGGCGTCTTCCAGAAAGGGCCTCCACCCATATCTGGCTTGTAGCCAGAGGGAGGTGAAGTCATCCACCCGGGGTCGTCGACCCCAAGCGGTCCGCCAATCGCCTCGCTTGATCAGCTTAGCGATTTTCACGACCTCTAAAATGGCGTTTCTCACCATGAGGTACGTCTCTTTCCACTCACCTAGGGTCTCCCCAAGGTTCATGTTACGGTCCTTCAGTTTGACGAGCGCTCGATTTCTCGTGCGTTGAAGCCAATACTGTTGTTCCGTAGCGTTGGACACACACGGAGGGCCGTACACGGGAAACATCCATTTCCACGTGTAACGGGCTGTGAACGGGTTACTGAAATACCTGTAGCAATACAGATTTCGGTACTTCCAGTGAATCGACCCAAAGTTGGCATCGAAACCCCGTTCCCACCGCTTGTTGTTTATGTAAGCGGCATGGTGCCGGAATCCCGGCGGATAACCCACCTCATAAAGACGGGGGTTGTTCGTACTGGCGGCCAACTGCCACCCGTATACCCAGAGGACCCGATCTGTCTTAGAAGACGATTTGCACGTAGTTGCAGGGTAACCGTACTGGTACCAAGGATCGAAATACTTGGTAACATTGGTTGTCCCGGAACTCGCCGCATGGGACATGGGCAGTCCCTCCTTGGCTGTTTGAAGGAATAAACAGTTGCCTATCGCCGCCTCTTAGAGGCCGGCGATACCTACCGAGCGGGGTCGTGAGGCCCACTCGATAGGTAACACGCAGACGACAAGACAGTAGCTTCACAAACTGCCGTCTTGCCTTCCGGTGTCCGGGGATCGATCTACCCGGTCAACCGTCCGGGCCACTATGGCCCAGCAGATCAAAGGAACGTGGCGGGCCATCCCGCCAACAGACGAGCCTCCGCCCCATTCAGGGCGCCGCTCACCGCCGTGTATAAGGCTTCACAGCCAACACGGGCAGTCTTCGAACTGCAGAGAGGGGGAGTCCTTCGGG